ATATATTTTTTTTTTGAATAAAATTGAAGCTGTATCGAATGTTTTATTGTTTTATGGTTGATATGGTAAACCAAGCTAATAATTATGTAAAGGACATTGATAATAAAGAAGGTTTAGATCCTATCCTTCATAGTATTGAATGAATAGATGATTTTGATTTTAATATGGACTATTTTGAATACTTGGGTACTTTTGAACCTAGCGATGAGGTAAAATCTAAAGCTAACGCATGGTACGGAAGTGGTGTAGAAGTTATTCATGTTGCTGCAGGTGGTGCTGGTAACTCAGTAATGGCTGCTGCAGAAGAGACAGAAGACGCTAAGGTTATTGGTGTAGATGTTGACCAAGCAGGTCAATCAGATACAGTCATTAGTTCAGCAATGAAAGCTTTAGGTGTTGTTGTAAAAGAAGCATTAGGAAACTATCTTAATGATACTTGGGTTGGTGGCGTAACACAAAACTTAGGTGCTGTTGAAGATGCAATTGCACTCCCACTTGGAGACTCATTTAAGTTTGATAACTTTACATTAGAACAATATGAAGCTATCTTGACAATTCTTAAAGGTGGCGAATTAACTATTCCTACAACAGAAGAAGAATTTACTGACTATATCGAGGTAATCAAACCTCCTGTAAACTTATTCCCTGTCAAAGCGGTTATTGACGCTGCGATTGGTGATGAAGTTACAGTTGTTGCTAAAGTTGTTGCAATTACAAACCACACCACATTCTATATTAGTGATGGTGTAGACGCAATTGCTGTTTATGATGGGCCTGAAGCATTTATTGAAACACTTAGTATAGGTGATGTTGTAGAAGTTGTTGGTACAAGAGGAGCATTTAAAGGTTTAAACCAAATTGTTCCTACAACAGTTACAGCTGTTGCAGATGCAATCATGCTTGATGCTCAAGATCTTGATGGTAATACAGTAGTCTTAACTACTGACCTAGTGCCATTACAAGGAAGATACTTTACATTCACAAATGTTGTGATTAGTGAAGTTGTTGAAGACCAGTATAATAACTTAACATTTACATTTGCTGTTGGTGATTTAACATTTAGTGTTCGCTATGATTCAAGATTAGTGGGATCTGAAGATGCTGCTACTCATTTGAAAACATTTGCCGCTGACGATGTCGTAGATTTAAGATTAGTATTAGGTTGGTTTAATAATGCACAATTCTTATATCAGGCTGCTGGAAATATTGTTCACGCAGACTAGTAAAAAATAACTTTTCGGGTCGGCTAAGCCGGCCTTTTTTTATTGAGTTAAAATTTGACTTTTCGTATGCAATAGTATATAATAATAATGTAGCAATAACATGCCACAAAAAAATTGAAAAGGAGGAAATGACATGGACAGAATGGAAAAGAAACTAGCAAAACAACTAGAAAAATATTTGAAGGCTGATTTCGGCAAATCTAAAGTAATCATAAGTTCTAAGAAAATTGTCAAGGGTTTTGACACTTATCAAAGAAATTATACAATACTACTTTTAAAACCGAAAGAAGAAGTTTTTTACTTAGTAAGAGTAATAGATGAAGCAATCTCTATACCTTATGCAAGTCATACAGATAAAGACATGACAGCGGCTCTTAGAAAAGTACTATACAAACTCTTTGTGAAAAAATAGGGTGAGAAGGAATAGAAAGTAGGTGAACTAGATATGAAAGAATGGAAAAGATTGTTTCGCAAAGAAGGCTACGCGCAAATAGAAAAAAATAAATTTCATAATAAAGAAAACAACGAGACGATTATATTCGATAATGGTCTTATTTTAGCGTATAAATTCGAAACTCAAGTACCATTAAGACAAAACCTACTTCCAGCTTGCATGTCTTTTATAGATGAACATATCTTTGTAAGACAAACAAGAAAACTTATTGGATTCCTTTGTAATGATGATTGTTTTACCGTTTTAGACCGTTTTGAGGTGCCGCATATACATCGTATTGAAGAACCACAAAAGTCTCTTAAAAAGGAGATTTTGAGTGCTGTATTTATTACTGATGATGATAAGGTATTGCTTGCGGATGCTAAGGGTAGAATACACACAATAGACCCTACAGACCTAGAATCAGGAGATGTTATTGATTTGAAAGATAGTTTAGATAACTTTACTGCACCAGCCACTTATCTTGGCAAGTTTGATAAAGTCGGTGCGGCAAAAGATTACTTAGTTATTGTAACCGAAAATAACAAAGTAAAGAAAACTGAACTTTCACAATACAATAATTTTAAATCATCTGTTCTTGCAATTGATCTTAGAGGTGGCGACAAAATTATTTTAGCCGCACCAGCTAATGACGATGAAGAATTGATATTATTATCTTCTGATGCGAAAGCCCTTAGGCTTTCAATTGCTGAGTTTCCTGCTGTTGAAAGAACTGCCAGAGGTTATAAAGCCTTTGACACTCAAAGAGATGTTGTTGACGCTGCTTTGGTTATGCCAGATACAAGCGTATTCACTCTCGCAAATGGAAAAGGTAAACTCACAAAAACTGCACATTACCCTTTCGGTGGTCGCTCTACAAATGGGCGCATGGTTGCTACAGATACCACTAGATTGGTAGCAGTTCACGAAGAGGTTTTAGTACTTGACGAAACTCAACGCTTTGCAGTCCTTAATACGGATGAGATTCCCCACAAGCAAACGCGTTCAACTGGGGTGAAGATTATCGCAGATAATTTATATAATGTTTTCGGTTAATATTTGGATAGTAAAAACTTGCAAAGACAAAAGAAATATGATACAATATAAATGTATAAAAAACTAAACGGAGGTATAGAAATGGCAAAAGATTTTATCTTGAGTGAAAAAGGCGCAAAGGCCTTAGCATTCTTACAGGCCAACGAGGGCGAATATACAGTCCATGAGTTGGCAGCTGAACTCGACATGGAAAGTCGAGGTATTCATAGTGTCATGAGACCACTTGTTACAAATGGCCTTGTGTTCACAGAAACAAGAGATGTCCCTTATTTAGAAGAGGACGAAAACGGGGTACCAGTAGAGGTACTAAAATTAACAAAAACATTCGCAGTAACTAACGAAGGTTTAGACTTTGAAATTAAATAAAAAAATGGAGGAAAGATAAATTATGGAAAATTATTTAAACAAAAATGAAGTAGTCGTAGTAGGTACATTAGTAGACAATGGATTAGAAATCAAAGAGTCCCAAGGTGGACAAACCTATATTACAGGTAACATTTCGGTGAAATCAGTCATCGATGGTGAGGAAAAAGTATTTGAGTTCCGCTTATTCTCATTTGAATACAAAAAAGGAACAACAGAAATAAACGGCTTATTTAAGACATATTCTAACTTAGATACTAAAATTGGCCGCAGAAGAAAACCGTTTCTTCCAAGAAAGAACTGGTCAAATCGTATCATTTAATTTTAACTCAGGTCGTTTTATTTATGATGTCACAGATAAGACTCCTGACTCTGCAACATTTGAGTTTGCGGGTTATGTAGAAAAACCAATTACTGAGCGCACAAACAAAGATGGTGATTTATTATATTATGAAATTACTATGGGACAAGCAAACTACAACGGAACAAAACCAGTTGTCGTTAAGTTCCAAATTCCTGCAGACAACCGCAGAGCGGTTTCATACATTGAAAGAAACTATGAACGCGGTGTTACTGCGACAATCAACGGTAATTTAAATGTTGAAGTAGAAAAAATCACAAAAGAAGAAGAAGTTGCTTTTGGCGACCCAGTTGTTAAAGAATATGTTAATACTTATAAAGCATATCAAATCGTATCTGGTAGTGAACCAATCTTTGGCCGCAGCGAATATACTGCTGAACAAATTAGAAACTTCGCAAATGCTTATGAAGATGAAGCAATTGAAATTCAAAACAAAGCAAAAGACAGAGTAACAACAGAAGGAACTGCAGACGCTAAAAAGACTAGTGCAACATCGTTATTATAATAAAAGGAGAGTGATATAGATGGATTTGCTAACAAGACAACCACATAAGGTATCCGCTTCATTAAATGACAAAATCTTCCTTTTCTACGGAGAAGGCGGCACAAGAAAGACCACAGTATCATCAAGTTTTGATGGGGTGGTCTTAGGTGCTTTTGAAATTGGTTATAAATTTATTGATGGCGTAATTGCCGAGCCATTACAAAAATGGGCAGACATGAAAAGATTTGTCAGAGAATTAAGTAGACCTGAGGTTAAAGAAAAATTCAAGACGGTAGCAATTGATACAATCACACTTGCTTATCAGGCATGCTATGATTATATTCTTGCACAATATGGTGTTGATGACCCAGGCGATATTCCTTATGGAAAAGGATGGCGCTTCATTAGAAAAGAATTTGAAAAAACAATTCTTTCAATTCCACAAATGGGCTACGGCCTTGTGTTAATCGCTCACAGTAGCGAATATGAGGATGATGATAACAATACTACTGCAAAAGTAGATATCGATAAGCGCCCTGCTGCAATTATAAAAGGTCTTGCTGACTTCATCTTATATCTTCATAAAGAATATAAAGATGGGGCAGAAAAAACACCTGATAATGAAACAGTATATGCTTACAGTAAGCTTGTAGATATTGAAACAAAAACGCGTTCTAGATATTTCCCACCACGCTTCGAGTTCACTTATGAGAACTTACAAAAAGCGATGAATGTGGCAATTGAAGAGCAAAAGAAAGTAGAGGGTATTGTAACGATTAATGAAAGTGAGAGTTTACACAAGGTTGAGTCAGAAGATTTTAATACGCTTCAGTCAACAACGCTTGAGCTTGCTTCTAGACTTATTGGCACAGAAGCCGAAGAAGCGGTTAAAGATAAACTTCTAGAAATTTTAGAAGGTGTCCCACTAAGTCAAACCACAAAATTCCATACAGAAAAGCTTATTGCTTTAAGAGAAAGCCTATACGAAATCGAAGGAAAACTTAAATAATGACAAAACCAGAGTTGATTAAACTCATCTGCGAGCTTCTTGGTATTGAGAAGCCTAACCGCATGATTGAAACACAAATCACTCGCTTTGTAACGAAGCACGGCTATGATTATAAAGACATTGGCCGTGCTTTATATTATTTTGTAGAGGTTCAAAAGAATAAGCCGGATGTTTCAAAGGGAATTGGAATTGTGCCGTTTGTAAAAGAAGAGTCTACTGCTTACTTTGAAAAGCTTAAACGCGAACAACAAAATAAATATAGAAGATTTATAGAAAAGGAGGAGTGTATATGTCAGCTTTATTTGATAGGAATGCCGCCATGGTTGTGGTATCTAAATTATTAAATGATCCGACAATTGTACACGACACTGATAATTTCAGACTTACAGTCAATGATTTTGACACAGACTTTTATAAGATAGTCTTTGGTGCTATTTATAACTTAGCTGTAGATGGTGCGGAAACATTGAGTCCAAAAGACATTGATTTGTATATCGGGCAATTTAGCAAACAATATCAAACATACAAGAGTGAAGAAGGGTATGAGTTTTTACAATCTGCTCAGGCACTTGGCTCTGATATTGATATTGCCACATTTTCCAAGTTTTATGGTAGACTTAAAAAGTTTACGGTACTTAGAGATTTAGAAAGTGCGGGAATTGATACGAAAAAATTCTATAATCCTAATGTTGATTTCACTAAGATTCAAAAAGAAAACGAGAAGCTTAACGAAACGACAGTAGAAAAGATTATAGAAGAGGTTAAAGGTAGAGTTAACAAAGTCGAAGATGTTTATATATCTAAACAAAAGTTATCATCTCAAAAAGCCGCAGTCGGTATGGCTGAGCTTTATACTGAATTAAAGTCAAACCCAGAGATTGGGATTCCTTTAGATGGTGATATCTTGAATTATGTGGTGCGCGGTGCGCGGTTTGGTAAGATGTATTTGACTTCTGCGCCAACTGGACACGGTAAAACCAGACAAATGGTTGGTCATGCTTGTGCCATATCATTGCCCAGAATAGAAGGTAGTGATGTTATAAAACGAGCAGATTTAAGACCAGTGCTATTCGTCACAACAGAACAACAGGCCGATGAAATACAAACGCTGATTATGGCGTATGTGAGCGGCGTCAATGAAAAGAAAATATTATATGGGACTGCAAGTGCGGAAGAAGAAAAAAGAATCCAACTTGCCATTAAACTTATTGAGGAGTACGAAGACAATTTTATTATAGAAACAATTCCTGACCCTTCTATTGCATTAATTAAAACAAAAGTTATTAAGCATATCATTCAAAGTCATGTAGAATTTGTGTTTTATGATTATATATTTTCTAGTCCGGGCTTGCTTGGCGAGTTTAGAGATTTAAAGATTCGTGAAGATGTCGCTCTTATGATGCTATCAAACACCATTAAAGAAATCGCGGCAGAGTATCAAGTATTTATGATGAGTGGTACGCAGCTTAACGATAGATGGGAAAACAGTAGAGTAAGAAATCAGAACCATATTCGTGGGTCTAAGGCAATTACTGATAAAGTAGACATTGGTATGATTAGTATTAAACTATCTGATGTACCAGATGAACTTGAAGAAATAAAAACAATTTGTGATACAGCGGGACTACCAATCCCTAACATGGTAATAGATATTTATAAGAACCGTCGTGGTGAGTATGCAGGTGTAAAACTATTTCGATACTTTGATCACGGGACTTGTCGTGCACAAGACATTCTCTTAACATCAATAAACTATAGCGTCATTAAAGATATTGGTATGATTGAGTATGATACTGAAAAAGTAGATTTGCTTGATTTAATGACACAAAAATTTGGAGGTTTCCATGTCTAAGTCGATTAAAGAATATAGAAATCAAATACAAGCAGAAGATGTTAAAGAGATATTAAAAAAATATGATGTAGAGCCTGTTTCAGAAAATGCGTCTATGATAATTTATCCTACTGTTTGCCATAATTTAGACCATAATCACGCAAGTCATAAACTATACTATTATAAAAAAGATAACATTTTCAAGTGTTATACAGAGTGTGATGAGGTTTTTGATTTATTCCAACTTATTA